TCAGCTCAGATGAGCGAGGAAAAGCGGATGCGATTGACCGAAGGTCCCGATCTGTCTCACCCACAAGGCAGCCGTTCCATGCGTGCTGATGAGCAGACTGCGTTCTTCCAAAGCAAGTTCGAAGCGCGGCTCATTCACCGACCAAGCGACGAACGGGGAGAGCGCCGGGCCGTAGCCCACAAGATACTGCTCCTGTTCTTCCACCAGAGGGACCTCTACCAGGTCCTCCCAGCGCCACTGGCCTCGTGCTCTACGCGTCCAGCATAGTTCCCAACGATTGCCGGGCGTCACCGTCAGGCGAGCATGAACCGGTGCCAGCGGACGCCGTGAAAGACCTGGGTTGCGTAACTCGGCAATTACGATCTCCGGGTCTCCAGGACCGATAGCCGCAATCCGCGTGGTCGCCAGAGGAGGAACGTCGGCCGGGTCGAGCGCGACGAGGCTATCATCGAGGAGAATGACACTGGTCTGTGGAGAATGACCTGTTGCAGCTTCTGCCTCCGTGCCACCTCTACCGCGTAAGAGACCCTGCAGCCGCCACTGGCGTTCGCCAAGAGCCTCAGCGCGAGCGAACTGTACGACTTCGCCTCCAACCATCAGCCGGTTGGCGCCGTTCGCAAGTCCGCTGACATCTGTATCAGCAAAGTCCAGTCCCTCGCCTACGAGCTCGACCAGCAGGCTGGATGTTGGTTCGAAAAGAACCGCCGATGAGGGGGCAAGCGGTTCGAGGAGTGCGCCCATTACCGCGCGCTGCGTTCCCGAACTGCCTATCGGGATCAACCGGCTTGATTCTGCCAGATACAGTGCGGCCCCACGCCACCCCGAATGCGCAGCAGACGTCGCCGCGAAGAGTAGAGGGCTGGCAGGATTGAGATTTCCGTCGCCTGGTACTTCCAGCGCTTCCAGCCTGGTTGGCGGCATCGGCTCATCAGCTGGCGGCAGCGTATCACCCGGATCGCTTATGGTTTGCGCAGTTAACTCCGGAGCAACTCGCTCGAGTGAGAGTTCGACCCCGCCCTCGAACCACTCCCAGCTGGATATGAACCAAACCCCCCGCATGGTCGGGAGGCGCACCGCTGCACCGGGCTGCAGGCGCGGGTCGAGTTCGCCGATCCGCCAAAGCACAGTTTCATTCTGCCAGCGCGCACGAGTGGCCCTCCTGTTGGCGAGCTGCCGTGCACCATCCGCGGTAAGGGTGGCGGGCAGGTCGAACATCGTCTCGCGTCCATAACGCCGCGAGCCAAGAGCACGCTGAACACCCGGTTGATAATCGCGTCCTTCGTCATAGTAGCGTAGCGCGGCAGGCTCCCTGGCTGCCGGTGCCGCACGTTGTTTGTGCCGACCTTCATTTCCAGAGCGCTCATCAGGAAAAAGCTGTTGAGGCAGCGTTATGATATCGGCCTGTTGAAGGGCGCGCGGCGCAATTCGCAGACCGTCTCTGCCCGATATGCAGACCAGCGGAATGATCTCATCGATCGTTGCGAGGGTTGCTGCCAGCGGCCCTCCGTCATCGGCGTAACCGCGCAGATGCGCAAACGTCGCTGATGGCCCTTCGGCTGCACCTGGGACCATAAGTTCCAGCGAAACGCTGGTTTCGCCGCCCTCTGCGAAGATCTCGAAGCTCAGTGCGGGAATGCGGTTGCCGAAGTCTCCGAGTTCGAGTTCTTCGAACACGACATAGGCGCAATCACGAAAGGCCGGGGCAAGGCCACCTTTGTCGGCTGCGATGAGTGGATCGACCGGGTCATCGCCATAACCGTGATAGAAGCGAATTTTGCCCGCCACTTTCAGATCATCAAGGGCGCCGCGTAGCAGATTGCCATCCGCCCAGATCCGGCCAAGGCGTGCTAGAGGTGTGCTAGACAAAGCTACGGCAAAAGAGGCGGAATAGGAATAGGTTACGGTCGAAGGCTGACCCTTGCGCCCTTTCTGCTTGCGCTTACTTTCGATCAGGTCGGTTGACCAGATGATGGTCCCGGGAACGCGCATCCGCCCGAAGTGGCGCGCAAGCGGTTGTCCGTAGCTGGAGGTGCTGACCGTAAGTTCCCGCAGCCGAGGGCCTTGGCGGCTGCCGCCGCCAAAAATTGCGGCATCGGCCTGGCGGCCGATCAGAGCGCCGATGGTTCCGCCGATCGGCCCGCCTATGGCAGTGCCGAGCGCTGTGAGGAGCAGTGTTGCCATCAGACTAACGTTCCTTCGAGGGCGCGACACGCCACTTGCTGCTAATTGCGTGGTCGGGATCAAATCGATGGATGACCACCCGCCGCAGTCCGGCATGGGCGTGGATGACCTCGTGCCGGGTTTTCGTGATCATCAGGTGATGCTGCCCGTAGCCCAGACTCACCAGCAGAACTTCATTGGCTGATACGGGCCCGCCTGTCGGTTTCAGGCCCGATCTTTCGGCGAAATCTAACCATCGCTCGATCATCGCGTTACGCAGGCTGTATCCGCGGGGCGCAATAGCCCCTTGGCCCATCGCGACAAGGCTTGCGTAAACAAGGCCTACGCAATCCAGACCGGTAGCCGGGTCAAGCCCGTGGAGACGGAATGGCGTGCCCACCATCGCATGAGCCGCATCGCCAATGCAGGTCGGCCGCCAAGCCTGTTTCTGCAGGTCTGTGGTCATGAGGATTGACCGTAGCGCGAGAGCAGATCGTTGCCCGGTAGGAAGGGCTCGCCGCGAAAGTTTCGAGCGTTGTTGAAACGCTCCGAACAGGTCGCGATCGTATGGTCGCAACCCTCGCGCAATTCGGCTTTGGTTCCTATCGCTGTCCCGTCGACCAATGGTCGGTCGAGCACCAGCCAGTCATCGTCGATATCGATGATGTCGAACATGACCCCGGTCTGGGCACCGTTCAGGAAACGGAGCCTGCCATCGATGTGATCGGCGGCTGCGAGAGTTGCGAAGCGCACCCTGTTGCGATCGAGATCAATGTCAGAGAGCTTGTGTGTCGACGTAAACCGGGCTGCGGAAAGCCCGCATCCGCGTCCGCAAAATTCGGCGCGGCAAGTCGGACTGGTGCGCGGCACCAGGTCTTGTTCGAGCAGGTGCTTGTCGGAACGCAGCTCGGCGGAGAAATGTGATTGGTCGTCTTCGATCCGACCGATCCTGCCCGTGTAGAGAGCATGATGCTCCAGCGTTGTCCAGTCGACGGCGCCGATCTCGATCGCTGCGTTATCGAACAATCCCGCTGCCAGATCGTCCTCGCGGATTGCGTCGTGATTGAGCGCGCCTTCCGCTTCGGCGCTGTCGCTTGAGATATCAGCGGTCAGACGGATTGCAGCCGGCACCATCCCCGGCGCCGCGCGGTGGGTAATACCGCCGAAGGCTAGGTCGCGATCGTGGCTTGTGAAGGCCAGCATCACGCCGTCGCGACGAAAGATGCGCCAGAACGTCGCCACCGTATCCAGCTCGCGGTCGAAAAAGACCCGCATCATGCCACCTCGCGCAGCTCGATGAGGGGGATCGAGGGCGCTTCCCCTGCAGTGAAGTTCACTGCCGAGATGTCGATCCTGTCCTCAGCGAAGCGCACCGGCACATCGAACAGAAAGCCAGCGCGGATCGCGGCTCCGGCTGGCGGCGCATCCTGGAAACGGATCAGCCCGCCAGGTTGAAGGCTCCATGCAACGTTCGCCACGCCGTCGATGCTGACGAGCACGCTGTCGGGACGGGGCCGGGTGATTGGCCGGAGCTGTGGATCGTCACCACCGCCATAGGCCTTGATGAGTTGGAAATCCGCTCGTGCCCCGTCGCCTGTGCCGATGAGTTGGTCGGACATGGTGGGCATCCCCGTCATCCCGTTGGAACTGTGATCAAACGGGTCCATGATGCGGAAACCCCGCGCCGGGCCGCGCCGTGCACGGAAGAAGGCAAGCAATTCGGACAGTTCGGCTTCCGATCGGATTCCCGGACCCACATCGAAGTGCACGCGCGCATCGGACCAGAGCGAATTGCGTTGTTCGTGCCCTGACGATGTGACGGCGATAGCGGTCGAGAACTCCGGTGCGACCGCGGTGTTGCGCCCGAGCGCAAAGGGATAGAGGACATCGTCGAAGGGGGTCATGCTTAGCTCCGGGGTGGGGGGCAGGCGGGTGTAGCCATCACGATTCACCTGCGGCAGCGCCCACACGTAACGGCGGGGAACTCCGCGCTCTGCCGCTTCATCGAGGCCGCTATCTATCCGTGCCCAGAAGACTTCCGCATCTGCCGGATCGAGGACAAAGCCCGCAAAGTAATCCTGTTGGGGCAACGGATAGCCTAGCCGTGCATCGACGAAGCCGTAGGCGGCCCGTCGCGCTGCGTCGGCGCCGGCGGTAAGCCAGTCATAGTCTTCCACCTGGAGCCGGTCGAAAGCGGGCAACGACCAGCCCCCAGGCAGATTGGCGCGGTACTGCTCGGGCATCGCCGGATCGAGGATTGTCGGCGTGAAGGCTAGAAGAAGAACTTCCGAGCCGCCTTGTGCAGCTGCACGAACGGCAGCCGTCAAGTCAGCGGTCGATTGCGCAAGAATGGCTCCCGCCGCATCGAGCAGTGCGAGGTCCCCCGGATCGAGCGGCTCGCGCAGGCTGTCGATGATCGGCGGGTCTCCTCCGAATGCCGCCCGCGCCACATCGTCATAAAGGCAGATCTCGCCCGCCGACGTCACCCACCACCATGGCTCGCCGATCTGGAACCTGACCGGCAAACCTGCCTGTTCGAGCAAGCCGACAAAAGCGCGCCCGCAATCGGCCAGCCACGCCATTGCCTGTGCATTGGCGGGCGAGAGCAAAGTTGAGGGCGGCACCCAGCCCGTAAGCGCAGGTTCACCGGTTGCGGTGCGTTGCTTCCATGCTTCGGGGCAGTAGGCATCGAACAACTCGTAAGAGAGCGATACGATGACCTCCAGCTCCGCTGCCTGTGCAAGCTCGAAGAAGTTCCGGTGCCAATCCGTTGCCGGTTGGTCCAGTTGCCCCGGGGTCGCCGCCAATAGTCCGGCATCGGCTTGCCGGTCGAGCCGCATGAAGTGGCTCATTCCGACGTAATGCACCAGATCGTCGCGATAGCCCAAGCCGACGGCCGCCCTGATCAAGCGGGCCGGGGTCTGGTTGTAGGTATCGTCATAGGCGGTTGCGATGCGCTCGCCGTGCGGCGGCACCAGTACGTCGCCAAGCTCGAGCACGGCTCGCCCGCCGTCGACCGATAGTTGCGAAATCACTACCGCACCATTGAAGCGCGATGCCAAAGGAGCGCTGCTCCCGGCCACATATCCGGGCGCGACGAGCGAAATGAACATCCGGTCGATATCGCGTGGGTAAACTCCTTCACCAGGCAACGAAAAACCGCTTTCGAGACCGGAGAAGGGCAGGCTGATCAACGCGTCGGTGGGGGTGCCTTCGGCATAGTTCCAGAGCCGGACATACCACACCCTCGGTGCGCCGCTCGCATCGCGACCTTCGATAGTCAGCGTCGGGCCATTGGGCTGGTCCAAGGGTATGATGCCCTCGGACTGCCACCGGAAGCTGAGAATTGTATGCGAATAGTCTCGGTCTGTCTCGTAGGCGAGGAGCGGGTGATCGAGCACATCCACGCTGTCCCAGATCAGTCCGACCAGTTCGCCGGCATGGTGCAGTTCCACGCTGATGCGCATCGCATCGCTGCCGAGCGTGACTACCGACGCCATCGCAGGACGGGGGAAATTGACCGTCCAGAAGCGCGGATCGAAGCGCTGCATGAAGGTGCTTTCCTGCGCGCTGCGTTCGCGCGCGAGCCAGAATGCCATCGGGTTTCCTCCCTCAGACCTGCTGGAGGGTGCGACGAACCGCGCTGGCAATCTGTCGCGACGAGCGCCGCATGGCGGTCGGCGCAGCCGTGCCGCGCGGCACCGCCAGCTGGATCGCTACACGCACGTCCCGACCCTCAGAAGTCAGTCCGCGGCCCGTTTCGATCCTGCCCGACGCGGTGGGCATGAAAACCTCCGGCCCGTTTTCGCCGACGAGATAGGCACGGCCCGGCGACACGGGGCCTCCTGTTGCCCGGCCTGGCAGGCCTAGCAGTGCGCCAAGTGACTGACTGACAAGCCCGCCCAGTCCGCCGCCGCCCGATCCTCCGAACAGGCTTGCCAGTCCGGATTGCAGGGCGTGGCCTGCAATTTCATCGAGAGCGCGAAAGGCGACCCGTTTGAGATCGTCGAAGCCCAGGCTCCCGCGTCGCAGTGCCGATAGCAATCCGGTCTCGAGCACATTGCCGGCCCGCCCGAAGCCGTCCACCAGCGAGGTGTCGAGCGACCGCCGCATCTTTTCGAGATCGGCGGCAAAGCCATCAGTGCTGGCGCGCACGTCAATCACCAGCTCTTCGAAATTGTCATCCATCGGAATCGCGCTCCATCATGCGGGCGATTGCTTCCTGGCTTGGCGCAGCCGGGAATGGGGAATCGCCAGAGTCGGTAAGGGCCATCACCAATTCCCCGGGGGTTGCGCTCCAGAACTCGGCCGGTCGCCAGCCGAGTAGCCGTGCTGACACCGCGCAGCACCTGCGCGCGGCATCGGCAAAGGTCGCGGTCACGCGTCGCCCTGCAGCACTTGTGCAAGGATGGCCCGAACCGGTGCGGTCGCCGCCAGGACGCCCATGGTCATTACTGCCTCTCCGACTGCGCTCCTTTCGGGCCGGTTCTCGTCGGGCAGACAATGCCACAGCAGGGCCGCAATCTCGGCGAGGGTAAGCATGCCTTGTGCCGCGCGTTCGATAAGCGCGAAGAGCGAGCCCAACTCGGCTTCGGCCAATACGAGGTTTTCAAAACTGGGGCGCAGCACGTGGGTCGCCCCGGCGATCACGAACTCTGTTTCGCCTCTCAGTGCATTGGCCGATTTGCTCATGCCGGTACTACCGGCCCCGAGCTTTCAAGCTGGAGCGTGTAATTGCGCTCGCCGTTGAAGTCCCCTGCATAGTCGAGGCGTTGGACAAGAAAGCGGCCGCGCAGCTTTTCACCGTCCTCGAAGGACAGTTCATAGTCTTCCAGCGTCCCGGCCAGGGCATGGGTGCGCACGGCGCTTTCCGCCACACTACCAAGGAAGATGCCGGCGGCGCTGACCGAAACGGAGCGGGTACCCGCACCCGACAACAGATCTCGCCACCCGGCCGATCCCTTGTGGGTGATTACCACCGTGTCACCATTGATAGACATCTGCGTGGTTCTGAGACCTGCGACCGTCTGGTATGCAGGGGGCGAGGCGCCATCGCTGATCTTGAGCAGGAAGGCGGATCCTGATTGTGCAGGCATGGGCTTACTCCGTGTTGGATGCGAGAAGGCGGAAGCGGAATTCGAGGAGCGCCGCCCTGCGGTTGTTCTCGCGAGCTTCGCTGCGCGACCGCAGGAAACGGATCGAGGCTACCTCGAAGCCCGGCTGGAATGGCGGAAGGGCGAGCACACGGCGTTCGATTGCGCCCAGCAGCGATGCGTCGACGGCGGTCAGATCTGTAAGCGTTTCAAGTTCCAGCGCGATCCGCATCTCGCGTCCCGGGCGATCCTTGCTACCCCAGTCGATCGCTGCGCTGGCGGCAATACCGAGCCACGGAGGGCTTGCCCTCAGCGGGGCTTCCTCCTCAACCGAATTGATGCTGGCCAGAGCAGGATCGGAGCGTAGCCATGCGATCAGGGCTGCGCGCAATTCGTTTTCCATGGCGCTCAGATCCTTGTGTTATCGTCGGTGAATTCCGGCCAAAGCTTGTGAGGCGAATGCCAGTCCTCCGATGGTCGGCGGTGGTGATGACCGGAAGCTCGCAGGTGCCGGTTTGCGATCCGTCGGGCCTTCAGGGCGAGGCGCTGCAACAAAGCTGGGCCCGGTCGTTGCATATGGATCATCCCAGCCGCACGCTTCGCCATGGTCGCCACAGGGCTGTGACGCTGGCCGGAGGGACCGCGCTGCCTTTCTGCTCGCGATCGCGGAAATGATGCGCGGCGAGGCGGATGATGCCCTGCCCCAGAGGCGCGGGCAGGCTCGCCCAGTCCTCGGCAATCCCGACCTCAAGTTGCAGTGCTACTCCGCGGCCCTCAAGGGGCTGCAGCAGCCTTACGCAGGCACTGCCGGCTCCCCGCCAATCAATGGCGTAGCCTGGTTCCCCGAGGCTTTGCCGGCTGGCATCGCTGGCGATGAGGGTAGCGGCAACCAGCTGATGAACAGGACGCGAAACGAGTTCATGCCAGCTCGAGCAGATCGGCATGATCTCCTCGACAGTCTGGCGCAGGGGAGCTTGGCCAATAAAGGCTTCGCAGATCGCTGTGCTGGTCTCGAGCAGCCCTGTAAGGGCGACATCATCGTTGGTACGGCTGATCCCAAGCCAGTGCTTGAGTTCCGCTAGCGCAGCGTCGCCAAGGGCAGGAGGCTGCACGATTGTCCGCTGCATCGCGGGTTCTCCCAGATTCTGGTCAAAACAAGGGTGCGCCCGCATCGCTCGGGCATGCTCGGTGCGAGCCTCGGACGATGCGGGCGCAAAACGCCGGCAGGGGAGCAAGGGGGACTCTACCTTGCCGGGACGGCGAAGCCTGGCCGCGGGTCAGGCTTCGATCTTGAGCAGCTTGATCGCGTTGGAATCGAGCACTTTTCCTCCTACCCGCTTGGTCGCGTAGAAGTGGACGAAGGGCTTGTTGGTGAACGGATCGCGAAGCACCCGAGTCGCACTATGTTCGGCAATCAGATAGCCGTGGCGGAAGTTGCCGAAGGCGATCGGGTATTCCCCGGCAGCGATATCAGGCATGTCCTCTGCTTCGATCACCGGGTAGCCCAGCAGCCGGTCGGGCTGGCCTTCGACCATACCGGGCTGCCACAGGAATGCACCGTCCGAGGTCTTGAGCTTGCGGACCGCAGCGAGCGTCGCCGAGTTCATGACGAAGCTTGCGCCCTGCCGATGGCTCGACTTGAGAGAGTGGATGAGGTCAATCAGCCTGGAATCAGGCGACATGTCGAAGCCGGTAGCGTTGCCCGAGCCGATATATTGCATCGTTCCGAACGCGCGCACGCCGTCCTCGGCGGTGCCGGTCGGCGCGCTGAGGAAGCCCTCGGGCTGGTTGATTCCGCTTCCCCGCACGAAGGCCGTTCCTTCGGCCCGCGCAAATTCGAGCGCAATCTCATTGGCCAGCCAGGTTTCGATGTCGAATGCGGCATCATCGAGCATTGCCTGGCTCGCCGCCGGATTGGCGTAGAGTTCGCCCGAGGGAGGAGCGATTTCCGCAAAGCCGGGCGCGGCTGTTTCGGGCCGCTGGCTGGCTTCGCTTACCCAACCCGAAGCAGTCCCCCCGGTCGCAACCAGCTTGCGATAGCCTGATGTGCCGGTCTGGACGACTTGAGCGATTGCCCGGATCGGACTGATCTCGGCCAGTTCGCTTGCGATGATGGCATCGATTTGCCGCGGAACCGCATAGCCGCCATCAGCCGGATTGATGCCGCTGATCGACTTCAGCTCAGTCTCGCGGCCGCGACGCAAATAGCCGTCGACGAAGCCTTTGACTTCGGTCGCATCGCTGGTCGATGCGCCCCCTATGGCGGGACGCGCCGCTGCCCGTGCGACCTTGTCGAGACGAGACTTTACCTCGGTCACGTCGCTGCGCAGGACCTCGATCTGGGCTTCGACCTGATCCTGGCGCGCAACGATGTCGAAGCTTTCTGCGAGCGGATCGCCGCTGGCAGCACCGGAGACGGGAGACGTGGTATTTTCCATGGGGCATTGGCCTTTCGGTTGGACAAGAAAAAGGCCGCCCCTTTGGCGGCCGGTGGGAGATGCATGTGGCTGGTGTCAGCGCACCAGATGGACGCGCGCTCCGTATTGGAGCGGATGCGTAACGAGGCTGACCTCGAACAGATCGAGATCGAGTAGTTCCCGTCCTGCCTCGCTATGGCGGGAGGCGCGGGTGCGGAAACCGAAGCTCAGACCCTCGACCTTGCCTCGTGACAAAAGAACCGCGGCCCGACTCTCGGGGCGGTCAATTCGTGCTATGATGCGCAGGCCGCGACTGTCCTCGGCAGCGTGTTCCACTATCCCTATCGGCTGGTCGGGCCGGTGCTGCCAATATAGCGGTAAAGGACTTTCTCTCGCCGCGAGCGTTCTTGCAAAGGCACCGCGACGGATTGTGTCGCGCCCGGCGTCGGCGATGTCGAACAGCGCCGCATAACCGGCAAATCGCAGCGGCGCGCTCACAGCAAGTCCCAGGCGCCAAGCCGCACCGCGATCCCGACCAAGAGTAGCGCCAGCGCTCCACGAATGATCCATTCCACCAGCGCCTTCCAGGCGCTGGTCTTGGCATCGCGCCATGCCTGCAGCAGTTCGCGCAGCTCGCCAAGATCGTCTTCTGCGCCCGCATCGCCCAAGCCGAGCCGCTCAAGCGCCCGATCCGTAGCGAGCACGCTCGCCTCTTCGACTATGGCCCGCAGAGTGACCAGTTCAGCGCCCTCGTTCCGTGCCTGCGCCATCAGGCTGGCGAGAAGGTCTTCGCGGCTCATTGGGAACTCTCCTCGGGGCTCAGGCCCAGCAGTTGGCGCTTTTCGGCGCGTGTCAGGAAGTCTGCGTCGGAGACTTGCGACCAAAGTCGTTCGCGATCTTCCGAAAGCGCCGGCACACGGTCGAGATCGATCCCCAGCTCGGCCGCCGGAAACCATGGCGCGAGACCCTCGCGCAGCGCGGAAAACAGCTTCTCGCCAAGTGGCAGCAGCGTCAGGCGCCACAGCGCGCGATTGGCCTCGCGGTAGTTCGAATAGGTATTGTCGCCCGGCAGACCGAGCAGCATTGGCGGTACGCCAAAAGCGAGCGCGATGTCGCGTGCTGCTGCGCTCTTGAGTGTCGCGAAGTCCATGTCGGCTGGAGAAAGCGCCATGCTCTGCCATTTCAGCCCGCCGTCGAGAAGCATCGGGCGACCGGCATTGCCAGAGCCGGAGAAGGCGGTGTCGAGCTCAAGCTTGAGCCGCTCGAACTGCTCGAACGTCAGTGCCGCGCCATCACCGGCCTCGTAGACCAGCGCGCCCGAGGGCCGCGCGGCATTCTCCAGTAATGCCCGGTTCCAATGGGTTGCCGCATTGTGGATGAGGACCGCCTGCCAAGCCGCCTCGAGCGCGCCGGCGCCGCGATGATCGTCGAGCGGATGCATAGCCCGGATCGCGATCACTCCGGGCCAGCCATCCTCGTCCTCGAGCGGCAGGCGCGCCGTGTCGCTGCCCACCTTGTAATGATAGGCGAAGGGCCAGCCCTTACTGTCGAGCACGACCTGAATGCGGTCGGGCCGCAGCGCGAACAGTTCGACCGGCGTCCCGGACGCGTCCTTGAGAATCTGCACATAGCCATTGCCGTGAAGCAGCAGATTGGCTGCCAGTGTCTCGATCAGCGACTGTCCCGCGCTGGTGGCCGATACCAGCGCTGCGAGGCGCGGGTCCGGGCAATGCAGCGGCGCCTGGCCGATCCCTTCGGCCAGCAGACGGACCGACCGCTGGGCGATCGGATTGGCGAGGAAGCCATCGGTCACTGCCCGCGAATAGTCATAGCTGCGCGCCGCCGGACCACCATCGAAGGCCGGGTGCCAGCCCTGCGTCATCCCGCAAGAGAGGGGCACGCGGGAGCGCTCTCCGCCCTTGAAGGCGGAGCGGAAAATGTCGAGCAAGGCCATGAGATTTCCTTAGGTTAGATCTGCCGCACGCTCGGGCTGGCTGGCCGCCGTCCCAGGAGCAGTTCGGTCAATGCCCACACCAGTGCGTCGGCCCGGTCGGGGCTGCGTCCCGGTCCGGCATAGGTACCGCCTACGAGCAGGCCGCAAAGTTGATCCTCGAGCCGGGCGAACACGCCGACATGACGAACCCTGCCTGCAGTGTAGAGCGCCGCTACCGGTTCCGCCCTCGCGATTTTGCCGCGGCTGGCATGAACCAGTTTCACCGGCAGCGCCTTGTCGGCTGCGCGCAACACGCTCTCTACCATCGCGCCGCCCTGGTTGGCTTCGGCCACTACCCGGTCGGCGTCCCATTCCTGCGCTGCATTTGCCACAGTCTGTGCCCAGTCGGCGGGGGCTGCCCCGTTCAGGGAGCAATCCGCCAGCACCCTTGCGATCCCGTCGCTGCCGAGCGCGGCAACGATGATCCCGCATTCGTCGCCTGCTGTTCCGGCAGGCGGGTCGACTGCAACCACTACTCTCGCTTGGTCGGGCACGGACCCATGCTCGCGTGCCTGCTCGAGCAACGACCGGGTCCAGAGCGCACCCTCGATATCTTCGAGCAGTTCGCCGCCGATCTCCTGCCGGGCAAGCTGGGTATCGCCGAATTCGCTGGCGATCGCCTCCATGAATCGCTCGGCGAGGTGTTCGGTGTTGTCCACTGTGGAGCCACGCGTGATCGCCACATCGTTCCCCGCCGCCGCTTGTGCCACCAGGCGCTGCACGAGGGGCACGGCGCGCGGTGTGGTGGTGACTGCGATGCGCGGGTCACAGCCAAGTCTCAGGCCAAGCAGCAGGTTGTCCCAGCATCGCGTCGCCCGTTCGTGGGCCAGCGGCCACTTGCCGATCTCGTCGCACCAGGCGTGACTGTGCTGCGGCCCGCGCAAGCTTTCGGGCTCGCTAGCCGAGAACAACTGTGCTTGTGCCCCGCTTCTGAAACGAATGCGGTGGAGCGAGGGCTCGAAATGCGGCTTGTGGCCTGGACGGCAGATCGCGAGCAGCCCGCTTTCTCCCTCGACCATCACCGCGCGCGCTTCGGCGAGCGAGGAGGAGACGAGGGCGATGCGCGCTTCAGGATTGGAATCGGCGATCATCCGGACCCATTCAGCGCCCGAACGGGTCTTGCCGAAACCGCGTCCGGCCATAATCATCCAGATGCGCCAGTCACCCTCCGGCGGAAGCTGCTCCCGCCGGGCAATATATTCCCAGACGTAATCGAAACCGTTCCGTTCGTTCTGGTCCAGCTGCTCGCTCAGCAGCCGGCGGACCCTGGCACCGTCTTCCGACTGGTCCGCCATCATCGCATCGTAGGGTGCGATCATGTTTCCTCCCCACGGGCTGCCTTCTGGCGAGCTACCCGTCGCCGTATGTCCTCGATCTTGCGATCGATCGAAGCGCGCACTTCGGCAGCGCTGACATCGCGGATCTGGCTATGCTGCGCCGATGCCGCCCGGTCGCGGCGGGCGGCGAGCAGCCGGATCGCATTGGCGAAGTCGAACTTGTCGCCATTGGCAGTCATCAGATCGCCTTCGCGCAGGCGGCGGATCACCTCGATTTCAAGGTTGAGGTAGCCGTCGGCGATGGCGGCCTGCCAGTCGCGGGCGAAGCCGGTATCGGTCCTGCGCACCTGCTGTGCTCGTGCGACCGTCACCCTGGCCGCGCTGGCAGCACGCTCGATATCGGACGTGGCGGCGAGGGTTTCGAGAAAGCGCTTGCGCCAGTGCCGACCCGGATTGGCGGTCCCGCTACAGGAGCGGACCGGCTTTTCGTCGGGCATGAGCGCTACTCCCCGTGCAAACGAAAACGGGCGGCTCTCCGCGAAGGGAAGCCGCCCGCTGGCGAATCACAATTTTTCGATGATGCCCTCTGATAACCAAAGAGCGTTACGATGTCAATAATAAATAACCGTATTGGTTATGAATGCTCCGTGGTCAGATGATTCCGATCGCTCTCCCGGCGCGCTCGAACATTCCAAGGATCGTCTGCACCTGTTCCGCGGAATGTTCGGCGCACAGCGAGCAGCGCAGCAAAGTCATGCCGGCAGGCGTTGCCGGTGGGCGGGCAAGATTGACGTAGAGACCTTCCTTGAGCAGCGCCTCCCACATCATCGCGCCCCTTTCGAGGTCGGGCATGATGACAGCGATGATCGCGCTCTGCGGTTCGTCGGTGCCGAGCTTGAAGCCGAGATCGCGCAGGCCCTTGTGCAGGGTACGGCTATTCTCCCAGAGGTGCGCGCGCTTGTTGCCGCCGTGCATCAACTTGCGGATCGACGTGGCAGAGCTTGCCATGACGCTCGGCGGCAGAGCGGCGGTGAAAACATAGGGGCGGCATACCAGTCGCAGCACTTCGAACTTCGGATGATTCGAAACGCAGAAGCCGCCGACTGTGCCGACGCTCTTGGAAAAGGTGCCGATGATGAAATCGACATCATCAATCACCCCCTGGGCCTCGGCGACGCCGCGGCCATGCTCTCCGATGAAGCCCATCGAATGCGCCTCGTCGACCAGCACCATTGCCCCGTGCTCCTTGGCGATGCGGACCATTTCCCTGAGCGGGGCAACGTCGCCCATCATCGAATAGACGCCTTCGAGCACCACCAGCTTGCCCGCGCCTTCAGGAATGCGTTTGAGGCGCTTTTCCAGCGCTTCGACATCATTGTGTTTGAACGGCACGACCTCGGCCTTGCCCATCGCGCATCCATCATAGATCGATGCGTGGCTGTCGATATCAAGAATGATGTAATCGCCTTTGCCCGCCAGGGTCGAGATGATCCCGAGGTTTGCCTGGTAGCCGGTCGAAAAGACCATCGCGTGGTCCATGTCGTAGAAGTCGCGCAGTGCGGCTTCGACATCGCGGTGATCGCGGAATGTGCCGTTCAGGACGCGGCTGCCGGTCGTCCCCGCACCGAAATCCTCCATTGCCTGCTTGCCTGCCGCGATCACGTCAGGATCGAAGGTCATGCCCATGTAATTGTAGGTGCCGAGCAGAATCGTGTCCCGACCGTTGCAGATCGCCCGGGTGGGCGAAAGCACCTGCTCCATCACAAGGTTGAACGGATCCTCCACCCCGGCCGCGAGCAGCTGCTCGCGGGTCTGGATGATCGGATCGAATTTGGCGAGCAGATCTACAGGCTCGGCCGCGCTGAGGGTTTCAGTCATGGATGTTGCCATTATCAGCTATCCTGCAGCTTGTGGACTGCCGCAACGAGCTGACCCCAATTTTCGATCTCGGCTTGCTGGTTCATCGAGATGATGATGTCGAACTCATCCTCGATCGCGGCAACGAAATCCATCACCGTCAGACTGTCGAATTCCAGATCGCCGGCAAAAGTGGTGGTGTCCTCGATGGCGATGCCCTTCTTGTTGAAGGGTTCGATCAATGCGCGGATGGAAGCATCGACTTGGGTGGGGGTCAT